AAAGACGGCCACTATTGGGCAGCCATGGAGGTGCCTGTTTCTGAGCTGCGCAAGATGGTCGAATGGGTCAAGACCGCAGACCGCTGCGAAAATCAAAAAGGCGAGGAATGCGTCAAGCTCCGCGCCAACCTGATGCCGCGCCAAAGCCAAGCGGGCAACGATTATCTGCTGATGGCTCTCAGCGATGCCAAGCCCCGCCCAGCTGACAAATCAGGCGCTGACTTTTAATCTTCATGTTGAACGAGAAACTGGGAGCGCCCCGCGCTCCTTTTTTTATGTCGAAGCCAACCATGAAGCAGGTCGAGAAAGACGGGCTGCTGGTATGGGAGGTGACCCAAGGGGGGACAGTTCGGCAGTTTGAGCAGGATTGGAAGGCACGCTGGTATTACGAGTCATGCATTCGCTACTACCGCACCAAAGTTCTTGGCAAAGGCTCTTAGTCCCAAGTGGCAATCTTGGCGTCAAGTTCCCCGATTCTGCCCACGGCTTGGCTGAGCAGTTTTGACTGATGCCAGCTCTGCCGCACTAAGGCAGAGCAAAGCATTTTCAGGGCCTCCTCGTCATCGCACTTGTTGACCTCCCTGACGCTGCGCTCAACCTCAAACAGTTCCTCAGTGGTGGGGGTTACCTGCATCCAGTCGGCCCAGCCCATCGGATTGTTACAGAATCTTTTGACCTGAATGGTAAGCACCGTTTTTGTGCATGTCCATTGGCTATCAGCCATCAATAAAAATCATCCAGCCTGAGGCTTCGCCTTCAATCAGCCAGCGATGGTTGAACTCGGACTGACGGATCTGCACTGACTTGCCAGACCGTGAACGGTCATGGCCGCCTTTTTCCATGAGAGGAAAGCCCATTGGGTCATGCATGACGTAATACTGATCGCCGACCGGGCTGTGTTTGCCCTGGAACCCTGTGATCACAGACCAATGGCCGCAGGTGGTGCCGCCGCACATTGGCGGCTCGCCTCGGCTCAAATCGCCTTCGTGATACCAGCCCACTAGAACGGCAGAGCCGCGAGATATGGCCTTCTCGATCATTTCCGGAGTGCCCTCCTGAGTGAAGACCGCATCCAGTCCCAAAAACCTGAGGGTGCGGAGCTGCGCGTTGACGCTGGTGGTGTCGCCGAAACGGGCCAGGTGATAGATGTACTCGTTATCTGAATGGACCAGACCGGCGCTGGCTGCGAGCATGGCGGCGGAGGAGGCGAAACAATCACGCCATCCATCTGGTCCGTTATCGAGCTGCCGGAAGTAGGGAACAAAGACTTCCTGGTCAATGCCTGCAGCCCGCCACGCCTCGAACCATTCACTGTCTTCCTGGAGAAGGCTAGAAGGCATGGCTTCCTGTAAGGCTGCAACGCCAGCCAGGTGATAGGGCGAATCACTCCTAAAATGCTCGAAGAAGGGCAGGAGACTGAGCACGCTCAGGGCACCGACAGACGGCCCGATGATGCCTGGCCACAGGCGCTCTCGCCAGCTGTATATCCGGCGATGAAAACCAGCATTGAACTGCACAGCAGCAGCGTGACCGCGCCGCCTGCAACGAACCAACCCGTCAAGGAAAAGACGGACATTTTCATTTTTCAACTCTCTTCTCCGGGTACATGGACTTGACGACGAAGGACACAACTTGGTCGTCGATTTGTGATTCGGTCGATTCTGCGTAGGCGGTCAGAAGATCGACCACCAACTTTTTGACCCCTTCCGATTGCAAGAACCGAAACAAGATTGGGCGGATCAAAAGCAGCATGAGTTTGCCTTGAACTGCACTAATACGTTAGTGCCTATCTGAATGGCCTTCCAGTCGCGCCACTGAACGCTCCAGCTCGTTCAATCTCGCGAATACCTCAATATCTTTGCTTCGTATATCGCCGTGAAGTACGTCCAGCCTGCTGGACAAGTTATCAACAGCAGTCGTCAGACGGATCAGCGAGTCTTGGCCCTGCCGCGTTTGACGGTTGAGACCTGAAACGCCCAGCCCGGCTACGGTGACGCTAGCCCCGGCAACGGCGGCCCAGACTTCAACCATGACCCGCCCTTAACGCTTGCTCAATCATGGCAGAAACCAAGGAAGCGCAAAGCCAAGAACAGGAAGAGCAGTCCAGTGGTCGCTTGGGTGATTTTGTAAGGATCACCATCATGCTTTGGGCCATGGCCATCATCACGGCCAACTACCTGGGCTACTTCAAAGGATCCATCGATGTGACTTTCAGCGCATCGTTGTTGAGTTCAACGGCGGCGAGCTACGGGCTAACGATGAACAGATTAGGAAAGAAGAAAAAGGACGAAAGCGTTATCGTCGATAAAGATTCCAAAGCTGGCATCAAATGACCCGCACACTTTTGGTATTGGGCATCACTTTGCTGGCTGCCCCCGCCCATGCTGACATCACTCACCGGCTGACCCAATCAGCTCAGATCAGCATCGATCAGGCTTACAGCTCAGCCAAACGCATCGGCAGCACCTACAGCGCATCAGGCACAAACGTCACGCCGAGCGTCACCAGTGGCGGCTCGACGACTTCTGGGGCTATCGGCGGCCTGAACCTTGGCAGCCTCACCAGTGGCGTGCCAGCCATGATCGACACTGACTACGCAGTCACGACCGCCGGTTCGGCTTTCTCCTTCACTGAGTCGGCATTGATAGGTGACACGATCAGCTCAGCCACTGAGGTGACTACAACCACCGGCAATGTTGACGACTTGCCGACCTACGGCGAAGTCGTGACTGGCTCTGGGGGTGTCAAGTCCAATCTGGCTGCAACAGCTCTTTCGAGCGGAATCATGACTGTGACGGCAGGCGGAGCAGGCACAAGTGCGATCCTCAGCAACAAAATGGAGATTGAAATTGACTAGGGCCTGGCTGCTGCTTTTGCTGCTGCCTAGTTCGGCGATGGCGGCACCAATCGTTCCGCAGTTCACTCAGGGACAACTTAATTCACGCACTGAGTCAACAACAGTCATTCAAGAATCAATCACCAGTTATAACTACAGGACCGAATATTCTTACTCAGCGGCAGGTCATAACGTCGAAACTGTGGGTGATGTGCCCATCTCTCCAGAAGCAACCGTCACGAACAATCAAACCGTTGGCGGAGTCAACTTTTCTTGGACTAGCCCAAACCTTGAAACCAAACCCCAATGGCAGGTCGTCAACCCTGGCGCAAGTTGGAGCATCACAGAGTCATTCATGGCACCGGGTCTCGATGCAGTGACTCGCGTGGAGAGAAGTATCACCACAGAGACCGTAAGCGAGAGTACGTCGGTGTTCTCGCAGTAATCGCGGCGCTCGGCAGCCCTGCTTACGCCAACACAACAGTCGCAAATCCATCCAGTACGTCTACTGGCTCAGTGGTCAATAATGCGTATCAGATGATGACGGGGCCGCATCCGATTTACCGGATGTCGCAGGGGATCCAGTGCCCTGGGCCAACGCTCACCGTGTCGCCTTTTGTGACCGGCAGCAGAAACTTTGACCTGCCGTTTGAGTCAACAACGCGGACGCCTGTTTATTCAACAGCAGATGCCGATGACAATGGCGAGCCAGATGCCCCAGGCAAGGTGTTGTACTACTCAGAGTTGCCACGGTTTGAGAAGGACCGTCGATCGCTGAACTACGGCATTACGGCCACATTCTCTGTGCCGCTAGACCGTGGCTTGGCCGATCAATGCAAACGAGCCGTCAACACAAACATCAAGCTGCAAGAGCAGTTACTAGCCACCAAACGCCTTGAGCACGAGCTTTTTCGGGCTGCTAAGTGCGGGGAACTGGCAAAAGCTGGTGTGCAGTTCACAGGTCAAATGTCCGTTGTCTGCAGCGACTTGATTGTCACCGTTCCACCCGTAAAAATGGTGCCCCACACCCACGCTATTTCCGCGCCTTCCGCTGCGCCTGCCTCCTCAGGAAAGTAGAGGGCCGCGCTTCCTTCTTACGGGTCACAATCTCCTTCGCCTTGGTCAACAGCTTTTTCACCACGGGCTTGATGATTCGCACTAAGAACGGCGTGCTCAATGCAGCGGTGGTTGCAACAACAGCTATGCCTGCGGTCTGCGCCGCTTCATAAGGCGACGGAACCGCCTTGATCAGCTGCTCCGTCACAGGAACGTTGCGGTAAACCTCTTTGCAGACACCATCGACCAGCTCGTAAGACTCCAAGATCTTGCGGCCATTAGGTGACAGCGTGCCAACCTCTGCCGCATCTGCTGGCGGACACTTCACCTCCGGCTCTGGCTTGTCCTTTGGAGGTGGCGGCTTTGGGTCCGTCTTTTGTCCCGCTGGTGGCTGTTCTTGCTCATCGTTCTGCACTGGTGTCGGCTCAATGATCTGCAGCTTGCGTGGGTTCCAATCCAGCGGAACGTAACTGGGCATCTCGCCTTCAGGGCAGGTGATGCCGACACCATTCGGATCATCCCGCAGCAACGACGGGTTCAGATATGCGTCTCTGTGAACCCTGGCACATCCAGGCTTTTGATATATCGGACGCGGCGCTAGGTTCTGTGTGACCGGCGGTGGGAAAACATGCGGCTCAGGAATGGGCCGTATCTCAATCGTGGGGATCTCAATATCAGGAATGTCCGGCATGAAATCAGGCGATCGATTCGTAGCGGGTCAACTGTGGATTGAGAGGAACCGCAGGAGAGAGGGGCCGCCCATTGTTTACACCGTAATGTCTGGAAACAGCGCCAGGCCGTTTACAGATACAAAGGCAATTCTGAAGTGGGTCAAGTGGCCTAAAGGGACTCCCACTGGGGACGCTTTGCGCGAATGGCTAGCTTCGTTTGAGCAGAAACAAGAGGCACCCGCGCCAAAACTGGACATGGCGAAAATCAAGGCGGAAGGCTTCGGGCCTGAAGCTCATGAAGACGACCCAACCGCTAACACCAAGATGATTACTTGAAAGGGATTGCAGGCCCTGTCGCTTTAGGTAGCTCAGGAATCTCTGGGACAGGCACTTGGTCAAGGATCGTTTGCGTCAGCTCTAGCTTCAGCTCGCTGGCGTAGTTCTTGACCATCGATGGAACGCGGCTGTAAAACAGCACGCCGCCAATCGCCATCGTCCCAGACATCACGAAGCCTAGAACACCCAGCAAGTTGTAGACCTTTTGCATAGCCATTTAGGTAACAAAAAGCCCCCGCGCTCTGCACAAGTACGGGGGCTCCCTGCTGTCTGTGTGAGGAGACAGTTAGGTTCTAGCAGCGATCAGAAACGAGCGCCAATCTTGACGTTGCCGGTGGTTTCGGTGTCGCCAGTGGCGAATGAAAGCTCACCGTAAAGAGGGCCACCGCTGATGCCAGCTTTGCCTGAGAATTCAATCTCAGAATCGCCGGTGTCAGGCGTCACAAGGCTAGGGCCGATCTGTGCATAAGCACCGTTCGAGAACTCATAACCAACGTGCAGGTCGGTGACAGCGCCACCCACGCCGGTCTCAGTTCCAACGCCGATGTTGATTTCCGGGTTCACGTAGAAGCCCTCATCTGCGCGGGCAGAGAGGGGAGCCAAGGCAAGTGCGCCAACGGCTACACCAAAAACAAGACGCTTGATCATTTGTTGAATTAGCGTTTTCCCTGGCCACGGTATCTCTTTTTGCCCTTTTTAGGGCGTGAGTGTTGACCATTTCCTTGTGTGGTCCGTTTTGGTTTACCGACAACAAATGTTTGACCGTTTAGGGACTTCGCCATTAGTAGCCGTCAGTTGACTCCAGGTTGCGGTACTTGTTCGCCAGTCCAGTGAACAGACCGTGCTGCGGATGGCTGATCATGTCACGGCCATCAAGGAAGAACAGCTCTTCCAGCCACAGCGTTCTAGCCGCCATAGCCTGTACGTCCTCCGCACCAGGCTTAGCGGCGATCATCGGGTCAGGGCGTTGCATTAAATCACCAGTTAGAAGGTTTGCCAGACGCCTGGGTCGGATTGATCTGCTCAGTGATGCGTGCAGCAAGCTGATCCTGAATCTCAGTGACCTTTTCATCGCCACCAAGCTTGGCCTGAACAGCAGCCACGATGTCAGCCTCAGTCAGATCTTCAAAGTCGGCCAAGGTGTTAGGACGATCAAGGCCGATGCTGCCATAAGCGCCAGAGTTATAGGCGTTGCCTCCAGAGTCAACCTGATCGCTGATAGCAGTCACGGTGTAGTGAGCCGTGTGAGCAAAACCGTCACTGAGGTCACGGTTAAGATCAGCGATTTTCCAGACGTAGGTGTTAGCCATGATGATGTGAAGTCAGAGAAAGTTTAGGCCGATCAGCAAGCCATCAGCACACAAGGTATGCAATAGCTGCCGTCTGAGTAAGTAGTAGAAACCGTGGTGCTAGTTACCTTGGCAATCGTCTTAGAACGAACGATGTCATCATCCTGCGGTTTTGCCGTTCCATCACCTGCTGACATCAGCAGATCACCGCGTGCAACGGTTGTACCCTGGGCAATGCGAATAACAAAGTCACCCGTCATCGCGCAGTAGAAATCGTTGGTGTAGGTGTCGTCGTCATCGTCCCAGGCTTGGAAGACGCCAGCCACATTGACATCACCTTCGACATCGCTGACCTTCATACGGTTCAGCTGTTCGTTGTCTTCTGTGTAAGCGTCAACAGCAGGTGTTTTTACATCACCAACACTGACGCCTTCAGGTAGCTCATCCTCCTCGGTGTACAGCACTGCGTCTTGAGCAGCATGAGCCCACTCGCACATTTCATCAAGGTTGCTCAGCACAGAGCCACGCAAGATTTCAGTGCGCGCGGCTCCAGCTGCAAGTTGTGACCAACGAGTGAGGTGACCGCCGTTGTAAGAAACAGTAGAACCACTGACTGTGATGCTTCCTTCAGTGCCATCGTCTTGTGCAAAACGGACAAGTTCTCCATCACTGTTTTTTCTATTAATAAAAAGAGCAGTATCATCAGAAACAACATGGAAAGATTGACCAGTTCCTTTCAAGACATGTCCTATAGTGCCAAAAGATTCATTGGTTTGTCCGATAAGAAGCGTGCCACCGCTTGTGATTCGTAGCTTTTCACTGAATCCAGCTTGTGTCGCTGGGGTGGTTGCTGTACCAACGACGATAGTCCCCTCGTCGTCATAACTAAAAGTAGCTTGAGAATTGGCTTCAGAGTTAATGTTTAATTGGCCCGTTCCTGTGCTTGGCGATCCGTGCTCAACAGTTAATGAACCGCCTTTAACGTGAACTCTGCTCGCAGGGGATGAAATCCCGACGCCAAGATTTGCAGAGCTGTCGATACGCATCGCTTCACTGGCATTAACTCTAAATCCCATTGCATTGCTGCTCTGGTAGTAAGCAATTTGTCCAATATCGGTATCATCAGCGTCTCCCATTTCAAGATAGGACGCACCGTTTGTACCGCCTGTAATCCTTAAAGTGCTGGAGTTACCACTTGATATGCCATGACCAAGAATAACTTGCCCCGAAGCGTCGATTCTGAGCCTTTCCGTTCTTGAGCTAGCGCCATCGGCCGTGGTCGAAAATTCAATCCTTCCCGGATAATCACCAGAACCAGCAGCTGCATCTGCTTTACAGGTAATAGAACCGAAGGCTTGACCAGCACTATCGGTAAACAAAACTGCACCAAGCTGTTCATCAGCTGCGATACTGGTTGCAGCTTCTCCACGGCTAAGACAAAGCTCACCTCCGCCCGTTGCGTCTCCTATGTAACCTTGAACATTCAAAGGCGAATACTGCCCTGAACCAGCAGATTTACTGGTTGACGTTCCAATCAGCAGCCTGCCACTTGAATCGATGCGTGCTCGCTCGCTGCCGCCAGTTTGCACGATTGCATTGCCAGACGAACTGCCAAAAACAACAGTTCCGCTAGTATCGACAACTTCTATTTGTGAATCTGCGGAAGTAGAGGTAAACCTTGCGCTAATTTGACCAGATGACACTGATAAAGGTCGGCTTGGCGACGATGTGCCTATGCCAACGCGATCATTACCACCATCGACAAACAGCATGTGAGTTTGGCCGTTTGACTCCACGCGGAAGTCAACATCATTGCTGGGGTCATTAAATACAACCTCAGAGCTGCCAATCTCAAGGCGTTCTGCGCCGCCAGTCGCAAAGCCAATCTGATCAGCAGCAGGGCTAAAGATGCCAGTATTTACGTCATCAGCAAACGCAAGACCAGGCGTTGAGGCACTGCCGTCCTCAATCAGCATCGTGCCGTCAAGCTCACGCAGCGTGATCCATGCATTGTTGGCGCTGTTCCTGATCTTCAGGACGTTGGCGTTAGTGTCAGCCCACCATTGGTATGCGTAGGTCGTCCCAGGCTCAGAGCTGCCGCTGTTGTTGCTGACGATTGCCGCCAGAGCATCGTTCAAATCAGAGCGGACAGCCGCACCTGTGCCATTCGCGATCACATAATCGTGGGTTGCCATGACCTAGCCCGCTGCGGACAACATTCCCTGCATATTAAACGGCCCTGCCAAAGCCCACAGCCGTGTAAGTGAAGTTGCGGTTCACGTTGCTGCCACCCGAATCCAGCACGTCAAGATCAAAGCCAGTGCCCGTCACGTTGCTGACGTTGACCCGCTCACCATTTCCTAGGTTCTGCACCGTGATGCCGATGCTAGGCAGGAAGTTATTGGAGCCACCTAGCACCGAAGTGCCAACAAAGAAGGCATTGGCAAACGTCACCGACTTAGTGCTTGTGCCCGATGCTGTGGGCTGCCCAGTCTCTTCCCTGCGCTGGAACGACGCCTCATACCCCAACTGATCGATCAAAATGTTTTGAGCAATGTCACTGCTATCCAGTTCTGCTTTGAATTGGAACCCACGCCCCCTGAATGTTCCAGCCACAAACTCCTTCCATGCTGAATAAGTAGGAGACCCTGAGGGGTCAGTTTGCGTCCTCCGCATATACAACTTGGCATTCACTGCATCAGCTTCTGTGCCGTCAAAATCGCTCCAATCGTCAACATTTGCTGTGCGGGCATCAACAGTGTCGTTTGGAAAGAAAGCCCTTGTAACAAACCGCCGCTTGAGATCAAGCGAGAAAACAGCACCTAAGTCAAGAGTGCTGTTGAACTGATACTCGGCAGAGCTAAGAACGTCACCCAAGAAATCAAAAGACGTGATGGCATCAACGTCTGCCTCATCATCAATGTTGTCGTCACCGTCAATCACCAGCGCATCAAGGTCGTCGCTGTAGAAGCAGTCGGTTTTGGTGCCCTGAAAAGGCGGTGTGTCTTGGTCCTCTCTGCGAGTTTGAACCGTTAACTCACCTAGTGCGTCTGGGAAGTCCACCAACACGCTGGTAGCGTTTGTGCTTTTATTTCCTAAGTCATCTTCAAACTTGACTAAAATCTCACCTTCAACTAAAGGCACGATGGCCTCAGTTGAGTTACCCGCAACAGCAGCAATCAGATCAACAGAGTTAGGCCAAGTTGCCGATCCATCAGTCAGGTTGCTGTGCTTAACGTGAACAAGGCCGTTCACTTTCACGTCAAGATCAACGGTCTGATCCCAACGCAGGCGAGCACTGTTGGCGCTGATCGGTTCAATGGACAGGCTCTGCACATCGCCAGGCACTGCCGTTTTGCCTACAAGTTCAAACGTTGCTGATGCTGTTGAGCTTTGTTTGCCGAGGTAGTTTTTGGCGCGAATCTGAACTGTGAGCGTGCCAGCCTTCAGATTCCGCAGAGTTACAGACGGATTTGAAGTATCTAGCTCAACAAAGTTGTTGTTGTCGAGCTTGTATTTGACGCGGAACTCATTGACATTGACCCTGTCGTGCTGCCAACTCAGATCAAAGCCTGTGTGAACAGTTTGGCCCTCTTGATATAAAAACTCAGTGCCAGATAAGCCTTCCGGTGCATTTGGAGTCGTGCTTAGGTTGCTGATGTCTCGCGTTGTTAGCTCAATGTCTTGTTCAACAGCTGCATAGATTGATTCGTTGTAAGCAACAGCAGTGACGCCGACAGTGCCATCGCCGCCCTCGGCAACAGACACCACGCGATATTGCTGCGATTGAATATCGCTGGTTTGGATTAGGTAAATCGCTTGCGCCTGTGGTGCTTGGCTAAACGCCTCGCTGACAGTGATTGCAGCGCCAGAAATGCTGTCAATCGTTTTTGTTTCAACCAAGCCTGTTGGCAACAGGACTGATAGCGTCGGACTGTTTGACAGGTTTACAGACAGATCAGTATCACTGTCAATGGTGACGACGGTTGTTGTTGCAGAGCTGACCCTGCCGCTGCGACGTGTGCCAGCACGCAAGGGATCAGCAATGTCAATGACGATGCCTGGAGTGACAGCAATGCCAGCATCAATGGAAACAGCAAAGCTGACCGTTTCAGACAGCAGCCTTTCGCTGGTCAGCAGCCATTTGCCCAGCCTGTGCGCTTGTCCCTGGCTGTAGCAGCCGATTGCTTTTACGTCCTTATTAACGATGCCGTATTTAGCAACGGCCTCGTGATCCTCAACGTATTCATATTCAACCTCACCAAGCGTGTCATAACTTTGCCAAGCCACTGTGGCGCAGGTGTGCCGAGCCTTTTCAGCTGTGCCGCTGTAGGTGAACAAACCATCAACAACATTGCTAGGGCCGAGCAGATATTGCGAATCAGCGGGCTTGTCTTGACGCAGAACAAGTGAGCCAGCGCCGTAATAGCTGATGCCCCTGAAAATACTGGTTAGCTGCTGAATAACGTTGTAGACCTCGTCCCGTGTGTTGAGCAGCAGGTTGAGGCTGAAACGTGGCTCTTGCCCGCCTTTGCCATCATCAACAAGCTCGTTGCAGTATCTGCTGATTTCATAGAAGTCGAACAGGTCCAATGATGCTTCTGGAACGCCGCACCCATAGCGGGTGTCCGTCAGCAAATCAAACAAGCACCAAGCGGGATCATTTGTCCAAGTTGCCGCAGAAAGCGTGCCATCAAATAACCCTGAGTAAGTAATGCGGCCCAGGTGTGTTGTGGTGTCAACAGTGCCGTTGCCAGGGATCCTGACCTTTGTGCCACGAATCAGATATTTGCGGCGTGGGATGTTTTGGAACTGCTTTGAGCTAAAACGCAGGCCAGCTAATGCAGTGTTTGGATAGGCCAGCTTTTCATCTTGAATCTCTGTATAAGTGCTAAAAAATGTTGAGCTGGCGCGTTTTGAGGTGGTTTCATCTGCACTTACGCGAACAACACGCAAATCAACAGGGAAGTTGCCTGTCAAGTTGACTAGATAATCACGCTGATAGCGGCTGCTGCTTTTGCCGCTAATCGTGTCACTAAGAACATCGTTGTATCCACCGCCGTCATACTGCAGCTGAATTTTTATGCTGACTGAGTTGCCAACAATGTCGCCATCGTCTTCAACCGCCTGAAGCGATGGAACTGTAATCGTGACACGCACGCGATCAATATCTGAGTTGGTAATTGATCGTGTAACAGGAGATCCATTTGTTACCTCAACATTAACTGCCCTTTCATTCTGAATGCCACCCGAAGGGTTAGGAATGTGCGGTTGCGCTTGCGTGCCATGCGCAAAAGTACCGGTAAAGTTATCAAAATTTACAGATCCATCGCTGTTTTGAACTGGCGTGTCATCAATAAAAATACTTTTAGCGCCGTCATCTAATCCTTCGATCTCACCCTCACAAAGCACCTCAAGGATATTGACAAACTGTTCCGACTTGAGGCTGTCGTCCTCCTCGGTCGGAGTTCTGCCCCCGCCGCCACCGCCCTTGCCGCCGCCGCCTGCGCCTTGGATTAGCTTTTCGTCAATCATTAGGTTGGGAACCCGAGAAGATCAGCAGTTTCAAATACCAGGCCATACTTCTTGCGCATACTGAATGGCAAGCCGACTAGGCGCGGATCAATAGTTTCCCTGGCAGAGTGATCAACATCAAAACCGCTGCTGATCACTGCAGAACCGACAACAACACGCCCATAGGCTATAGGCACCGCTAAACCTTGCTGACTGGTGTTGGTGATTCCGCTGAAGCTGAAGTTTTGAATCCGGTTGGCCTCTTTAAGCTCAAGCCCTGAAGGTGGCGTGGGCGAAATCATTTGAGAAACACCACCCAAAACCAAGGCTGCACCAACCGCTGACAACGCCGTGCCGACAGTTGTTGCTGTCAAAACAGCCGTAGATGAAACACCTACGATTCCTGCACCGCCTGCGCCAAAGAGCCCTGTCGCTCCAAACAAGCCAGCACCAGGGAGCAGAAATGACGCACCGATTAGCGCGATGCCAAAAATAACGCTGCCGAAACCACGACCACCGGCACCGGCAATCACGGGCGTAATGCTGAAAACCTCACGTTCTGACCAAGGCAAACCCAGCACGCTCAGATCACTAGGTGTCGCCTCTTCTTTGCCAACCCTTACCCGATAAGCAACGCCGTCCTGCTCGCTATCAATGAGCCACTTGTCTAGGCCAGGAAAATTGACGCACAAAGCCTTGACCGCCTGCGCAGGTGTTGCCACGTTCAGCTCAAAGCGGCACTGGCCTAGCCGCTCTCTCAAAGCGCCGTAGACCTTAACGACTTTCATGACGTATCGCCCGGTCTGTGGCCTTCAAATAATAGCCACCCAGTAAATCCCTAGAACTCAAGCGGCCCTGCACATGATGCAAAATCTGCTGCTCGCCAAGGTAGATCGCAGCATGGTTTGGAACAGGTGACTGCAGGTTCATCAACAGCAGATCACCGCGCTGCAGCTGTTCAATCGGCACCCGTGAAAACCCTTCCTTAGCAAAGTTCTCCACATACATGTTTTCCCCGTTGTGCCACCACTGATCACGGCGGTGATAGTCGCTCAACGCAATGCCATATTCACGCTGAAAGAAGTCACGCACCAACGTGTAACAGTCCACAATCCCGTGGACAAACTCACGGCCGACATACTGCAGCTCAAACCCGTCTGGCTCGCAGTAGCCCCATTCCTCAGTCTTTGGATTGACGATGAACCAAGGCAGGCCGGACTTTTCACAGGCAACACGGTCAGCCTCTGACGGCCTGGGGTTCGTCACAGGATGACTGTGAACGATCGCCACAACCTCGCCTTTGTCTTCTACTTCATGCCAGCCGTCCAGCACAAAATGCTCATCGGGTGTCTGGGCAATGTTGCGGCAGGGGAAATAACGACGCCTGCCCTTCACAACAGCAACTAGCCCGCAGGCTTCTTTTGGGAACTCATCCTTAGCGTGCTGCAGAATTTCCGCCTGCATGGTGGTAGTCAGCTTCATCGCGTC